GCGTTTCTTCTTAATACGATTGCGTGCAATATGATTTCTACCAGTCTTTTCAGGCTTGGGAGAATCAACAATAACCTTTGACATTTCAAAGGGTTCACTAGGTTTAATAACTGATTGTTTTTTACTGAAACCTAAATATGATTTAAGTTTATTAAATGTCTTCTTTAACATGATTAACCTCCTTTAAAGATAACATTATGCATTAGATGAGGTAGCTCATTATGGTATGCGAAGTCCACATTTTACCGAGGTAAGGCTGAGGCTACCCCATCTAAATTAACACATAAGCCACGCAATTGCACACTTTTTTGTGCAGGGCTTAAAAGGGTTATTCCGAAGAACAACCCTTAAACACAGAACTACAGCTTGGAAAGCCTAAGACTGAACTGTACCATTCAAGAATCTAGAGAAAGGATTACCTGTAACGGTCTTCGTTTCTTCACGATTCAGAGTGTACATCTGTCTGATTCCAATCTTCTTCATACCTTTGGTTTGAGCAGTTGCAGTGATGTTGCCTCTCCACTTCATTTCAGTGTGAAGTTGAGTCAACACATCTACCATCTGCTCATTGCAAAGCTTGAGTTCAGAATTAGAGCATTCAGACTTTGTCAAATCCTTGACTTGGACTTTAATCATAGCTCCAGAGTAATCACCAAGAAAGGTGGCTAGGGCTTTGATTCCAGCTACAGTACCAGACATGAAACCATCAATAAGTTTCTTATCAACAGTTAGGTCTTTGAGACCATCTCTTGCAGTCTGGTATGAAAAGCTCCAAACAAGTTTAGATAAATATAGTTCGAACATATAGTCCTCCTATGTTATGTGTTAGGTTACGCTACAATAAAGTATCATAGCTAAGCTCAACGAGGGCTGAGAAAATGGTGTAACACACAGAAAAAGTCAACGAAAACTGGGTGTTACCACCAGTTTCGCAGGGGGGTCGTAGTGAGGTATATCTACCACTCCCATTCTAGGTCAATTTTTGAAAGTTTAATTAATTCCGTAACTTCTCGCATGAAATCTAGCCGAATATATTATGACCCGTTTAGTGGGAATATACTAGTATGGGATAAAAATGGTGAAAATTGGGCAGTTCAGCCAACCGATCAAAATAATGTAGATAGACATTGGTATTTGAAGGAATTTATGTGGAGTTTGAGGTCTATAAAGTTGTTAGCAGAGGAACAAATACAGGATATTTATAAAAATACTGGTATAGTATTAGAATTTAATGATAAATGAAGAAAATAGTTGACACAAGTATTAATACTATATATTTTAATACTGTATTATAACACAGTATTAATACTTTACAGTTAAAGGGAGACTAAATGGAGTATGTAACTAGAAAATTAAAAGTTAATAACTATAAAGAGGTTACATATCCGATATATACACTAGCAGATGCAAAAGATAGGCATTTACCTTATAAATATTGGAAAGAGTGCCAAGCAGGGGATTTTGGAGTTTCCGATGATGATTATATTGCCGAGTGTATTAATGTTAAAATATATAAAAATGCAGTGGAAATTCAGTTCCCTTACGGGAAGATGTGGTTAGGCGACAGATATAAGCTAGAATACTTACCACATAGGGATAGTGGTAATTTTTCCCAAATTACTTCAAAAAGCTATGATGATGTAGAAGCTGCCAAGTCAAGGACTCAAAGAGCAGTTCAGTTGTATACTCAGATGTTTTTAGCGGGAGATGGCATTGATTGGAACTTATTAGGTCAGGTATATAGAAAAAATGAGAAAAGACCTGATATGAGTGCAAAAAGATTATTTAAAAACGAAAAGGTAAAAACTATGGTAGCAGATGAGCTAAAAAAGGTATTTGAAGAAAAAAACATTTCTGAAGGGGATGTTATAGAGATCATTACCGATGCTATAGAAATTGCTAGGGAGAAAGAGGACCCAGGTACTATGTTACGAGGTTCTGAGCAATTTATTAAATTAATGGACATGTATCCAAGTAAGACGACTCAATCAGAAACTCTACAAATTGATGTATCTAATAAAATACTAGATGAGATAGAGTCAGAAGAAAAAAGATTATTGGCTACAAAAACAGTTAGGGAGGAAAATGGTTAAAAGTTACGAATTTGAAATAAGTAGTAAGAAATACAAGTTATCTGCTGATAAATGGAATTGGATTATCGCAAGAGGCAATAAAGACCTTAGTGATAGCGATTTCGATAAATCAGCTGATTATATGTATTTTACAGACTTTGTACATTTCTCAAATAAGTTATTTACTATCTTATCTAGGGAAGAAGTAAGGAAAAGAGGTTTTCAACATATAATACAAATATTTAGCAATACAGAGTCAAAGTTAATGAGAATCTATTCAAATATTAATGGACTTGATAAAAAATTAGAAATGGGCGTAAAAGACCCTGCTCGGGGATGAAGCTGTTTAAGAATATGTATGATTGGGATTATGAGTGGCAAAAAGAAATTAGACCCTATGGTAGCACAAAGCCACATAAAATATCGGAAAAATTAAAATATTGCAAAACTTGCAATCATGTTTGGGAAATGGATTGGCAATCAAAATGCGTTTTGCATTATCGAGATTTTCCAACCTACAAACTAAAAAGGCAAGAATGCAAAAAATGTAAAGGGAAAGAAAATGGCTAGTAACCCCAAAAGACTTCAAGATGTTAAAATTAAAGAAAAACCTTGTTTCAGTGGTTCGTTTGTTATTCACGCGCACACCTCTCAAAAACTTGGCGAATTGCTCTTGGATATTGAACAGTTGTGCGAAAAGCACGAAGCCAAGTTTGAAGAGAACACTCTTGGACTGGACTATTGAACAAAAATAAAGAGATACTTCGAAAAATTAAGAATGACCTTGTTCTTTTCGGTAAAGTCGCTATGCCTCAGATGTTCACTGTTCCATCTCCCGATTTTCACTATAAAGTAGCAAAGCAGTTACAAGATAAATCTGAAAAACAAATTAACATTATTGCTCCAAGGGGTCACGCAAAGAGTTCTTTAGTAGGAGGTGTATTTCCTTTACATCATTTAATGTTTGACAAAGGTCCAAAGCTTATAGTGCTTGTATCTAGGACTCAAGACCACGCTGTTAAGTTATTAGGTACAATAAAGGATGTTTTGGACTTTAGTGAGCAGTTTCGTTCCGTATTTGGATATTGGGGTCAACACTCTGCTAAATCATGGCAAAAGGCAGAAGTTGTATTAAAAGATGGTTCTGTTATTATTTGCAAAGGAACAGGTCAGCAGCTAAGAGGTATAAAAGTAGGAAACCAAAGACCTACTCTGATTATTGTAGATGACCCCGAAGATGAAAATAACACAAAAACAGCAGAAGCAATGGAGTCAAATCTCAGATGGTTGCTACAATCAGCAGTTCCATCACTAGACCCAATGAAAGGTAGAGTTATTATTATTGGCACTCCACAACATGAGCGATGTTTAGTGGAAACATTAAAAGAAATGGCAGGTTGGAAAAATATGCTCTTTAGACCAGACTTGGAGAATAATAAGGCTTTATGGGAAGAATGGTGGTCTATTGAAAAGTTGCTTCAGAAAAAAACTGAATTAGAGTCAATTAATAGATTGTCTGTGTTTTATCGTGAGTATATGTGTGAAATTACTGGAGATGAAGATCAATTGTTCAAACAAGAAGATATTCAGTATTATGAAGGTTCTCACTTTCTCAAAGATGGCGAGAGTCATTTAAAGATAACTTATCCATTTGAAGACATTGTGCCAGTAAATGTATTTACGGGAGTTGACCCAGCCTCAAGTGTAAAGCAAACTGCTGATTTCTCTGTTATATTTAATCTAGCGATTGATGACACTGGTAGAAAGTTTGTATTGCCATACTATAGGAAGCATGCAACCCCACTTACTCTTGCAGAGGCTATTGTTAATAACTTTAGAATATATAAATCAACTAAAACTCGTATTGAATCAGTTGGTTATCAGGAAATGCTGAGAGAGTATGTAATAAAAAGATGTGATGAGGAAGGTATATTTATTCCAGGATTAGCTATTAAGGAAAATCCAAGAACTTCTAAATCATCTAGACTTGAAAGTCTACAGCCTACTTTTGCAAAAAAAGAAGTATTTATCTTAAAAGAACAACAAGAACTTGTAAATGAGATGTTATTATTCCCTAGGGGAAAACATGATGACTTATTAGATGGAATGTATTATGCTAACAAAGGTTCTTATAAAGCACAACATGATAAATATGATGTCCCAAACCTCCGCTCTAGGTTTCTTAAAAAACAGGATTGGCAAATAGTCTAAATTTGTAGTATTAGTTTTTTTATTTATAAATTCTGCGCCAAAATATGGCACAGGATAAGCACCCAGAAGTAAAAAAGTCAGAACGCCTTGTCCAAGAGTACCACAATGAAAGAGATAAGTGGGCGACTCTTGCAATGGAAGATGATGAATTTAGAAATAATGAGCAATGGAAAAGTGAACATTTAAATACATTAAATCAAAGGGCGCAAAGCCCCATAGTTGATAATGTTGTTTATCCAGCAGTGGAGCAAGCAAAAGCTCTATTAACTGCAAATAAACCAAAGTTTCAATCAACGGGTCGTGAAGATTCAGATGCAAAGGTAGGTAGACTATTTGCTGACTTGATGACCTATGTTTGGGATAACTCAATGGGGAATATAGAGTTGAAACAGGCTATTGACGACTACTATGTCAAAGGAATGGGTGCTATTCAAGTCTATTATGACCCTATGTCCGATTATGGTCGGGGTGAAGTTATGTTCAAGGCTCTCGACCCGTTAAATTTATATATAGACCCGAACGCTAGGGATACATTCTGTAGAGATGCTACTTGTATGATTGTTGCAAGGCTATTTACAGGGGAGCAAGTATCTAACACATACCCTTCATTAGAGCCATATTTAAAAGAAATGACAACTGCCTCAGATGAAAGATACCCATCTAGATCGAGGAAATCTTCATTAGATGGAGATAATGTTGATATTGGACCTCATAGTGATGATGCTTATTATAAACACTATGAAGTGATAGATAGATATGAAAAGATTAAGTATCCAGTATTCCATGTTTTAGACCCTAGCTCTGAAAAAGAACATTCATTTAATCAGCAACAATTAGACGAGTATGTTCAGAGAATAGCAATAAAAGTTAAAGCTCAAGGGAAAGTTAAAGTAGTTACTGACGATTTACAGATAGTTGACTTTTTAGAAATCATTGAAAATGTGGGTCCCGTCTATCACATGATACAAGACCCAAGAACTGGAGAAGCGGTTCCTGAAGCTGGTCCTGAAAGCGAGATGTCAATTCCAGGCTCTCAAGTAGAATTAGAAAGAACAACTTTTGCCAATTTAATAGAAGAAGGGGAAATTGTTGTAAATCAGGTGTTGGTGGATAGAATACAGCGTGTTTTATCTGCAGGTGGTATGCTAATTTCAGACTCCATCATGGATATTGAATTTTATCCTATCGTTACTATTATGAATAGGCATAATCGAAATCCGTATCCAATGAGTGATGTAAGGTTCGTGAAGCCTATTCAAGAGTATATCAACAAACTGACTTCTTTGATAATCGCTCACGCATCTTCTTCTACCAACACCAAACTATTGATTCCTAGAGGTTCTATGAATAGAAAGGAATTGGAAGAAGAATGGGCGAGGGCAGGTACAGGAGTTATTGAATATGACCCTGAACTTGGTCAGCCAATAGTTGCTGGACCAGTTCCATTACCTAATGAATTATATAAAAACAGAGAAGATGCAAAGGGAAGTATATATCAGATATTGGGAATTCATCCATTAAGTCAAGGAAATCCACAGTCAGCCCCTTCCACATACAGAGGAACTGTTGCTATTGATGAATATGCTCAAAGAAGAATAAAGAGTAAACTTGATGATATAAATGAAGCTTTAAACCAAATGGGTAAAGTTTGTATTCAATTTATTCAAAATCACTATACTGAAGAAAAAGCATTTTCTTTACTTAGACCTGATGGTAGACATCAAAGGCAAGTGGTTAATCAACCAGTTTATGATGACTATACTGGAGTTTTATTAGGGAGGATGAATGATATTACTATTGGTAAATACGACCTTATTGCTGTTAGTGGTTCTACATTGCCATCAAATAGATGGGCAAGGTTTGATTATTATATGGATTTATACAAATCTGGAATAGTTGACCAACAAGAAGTACTTGAACAAACTGAGGTAGCAGATACTGTATTTGCGGTAATGTGAGCCGTTCCTACACTTACAGAGCCTATTGCACTTAAACCCCCATTAATGACTGCTCCATTAGTATGTGTTTCTATTTTTTTAGAATTATTATGATATAACCAAACAGCCGCATTTTCATTAAATCTAGCAAAATCTTCACCAGTGTTTGATTTTAAGTGAACATCATCTTCAGCCTGAAGTGTGATAGTTCCATCCTCGGCACGGATTAAATTTTGGTAACTAGCCCCAGAATCTCTTCTAAGGTAAAATGCTTTACCTGCATCATTGCTACTGACGCCTTCTGGTCCAGACACGCTAAGACCACTTAATGCACTAACGGTGCCCTCAAATCTTACTAAAGAATTAGGAT